AAGCCTAAACCCCCCACCCGGTGGGAAACGCTCATGCATCAGCCCGCGCGTGAGCAGAAGCGATGTGGGTGGGGGGCCCAGGGGGACGTTATTTACCCTTTACTGGTGCCACGCCCTGAGTCGGTGCGATGGCATCATTAAGCATGTCCAGAACCTTCATGAGGCCTTCTGGGGGCCCGTCGTCACGAGCGATGACCTTCACGTCGTACTTGGCGCTGTTGTCGCTCTTACGGCTGTTCTCGCTGTGGTTGGCTACTGATCCGTGAACAGTGACTTCGCAGCTAAAGAGACCAGCGTTGTACTTGGCCTTGGCTGTAAGGTCAGCCTTGCTGTCTGAAGTGGTCTTGCTGGATGTCGATGACTTCACTTCCATGGTGAATCGGACTTCAGCTTCCTTGACTGACAGAGCAGGTGTATTGATGATGGCAAGCAGTGGTACTTGAAGATCCACCTTCTCCATCTTGGTAGTTCCGTCTGCATCTTGAACTGGCTTGTTAAAGCTAAAGTCCACGGTGCGAGCAGACATTACCTTACCAGTCGCGTCGGTATCAAGGCCTACATCCTTGATGAAGTCTGCGGATGCCTTAGCAAGCAGCGTCTGTGCGCTACAAGCGGCCTTGAGTGGGCCTCCGATAAGTTGGTCCATGGGAAGACCACCGAACTGGTCTGACATCTTTACAAGGCCGGAATCAGCCATAACGAACTCCTAAGGTAGTAGCTTGACCAGTTGGTCATCGATTCTTGCATAACCTTCTGGGGGCGCACTGCCCTTGAAAACCAGCTTGAGTTTAGCAGTGTTGCTCTTCTTATGAAACCACGACGAGTTGCCACTGGGCCGTATCATAAGTTTGCCCTTGTCTTTATTTTGTTCAAGACCTGATATTTCTACAGACATCTCGACTTCTAATCGGTCAACTGTGAGGCTTTGGCCTGTGGTCAGTGACTGCATCGGCACCGGAACGTCCGTGTCCACGAGCTTTCCGTCTACCCACTTGGGTATTCTCATCGTAACCATGCGGGGTGTATAGACATCTCGCCCGCTTTCATCTTTGACTGGCTCGCCAGCATCATCCACTTTGAGTTCCCAGAACTCCTGCTTCATAATAGAGTCAAGCTCATGCCTCTCGGCAATATCTGTTGCTGCTATAACTGCAGACTGTATTGAATGGACGATGTCATCTAAAGAATGATCAGGCACAATATCTCCAAGCAAAGTAGAAGTCGGCTACATGAAACGAGAGAACGAAGTACTCAAACTCAAGATCGATTCAATGAGATGAGTGCTCCATTGGCTCGTAAGGCGTGCTGTTGTCTTTATCGGCAGCGTTTACCGCCAATACAATAATCGTCGTCGTGATCGCTAAGCCCACGAGTGACCCCCAGAAACCAGCGCTTGATTCCCAACGAAACTCCCGACTACGAGCCTGATCGAGATCAGCCGTAGGCTTAAGCGCTAATCCCGTAGATGCTTCAAGCTTATCGAGCCTGTGCGTAGGATTGAACTCTGCTGCTGAAGCGCTTGTGGCTACACAAAAGCTTACTATCATCGCAAGTTTGATCATTACTTTTCCTAAAAAACTGGGGCGGTTGGACTTGAACCAACAACCTTCGGGGTAACAACCCGATGCACCTACCAGTGGCGCCTCACCCCACTACTTCTTTTTCAAGCCGTAGTTATCTCTCGCCCAACCATCGCCCTTAAGGCTGAAGTTAGTGGCGCATATCTTACGAGTCATATCAGAAGAGCACGACAAGCAAGTGGGGCTTGGGTCCCCAAATGCTTGCAGCACTTCTTTTTTGTCGCCGCACTCCTCACATACAAATTTATACAGCGGCATTTTATCTTAATCGTCGAAGACGACTGGAGCCGCTTCACTGCTTGCTGGCTCTAAGTCATCAGGATTTACTGTGACTTCTTGGCTGACCTTTTGAGATGCCTGCGAGGTCAACACTTCAGCAAGCTGCTTGATCAGATCTTTAAGGTCTGAGTCATCAGTCTTTTTTGCAGACAGAGCTTCAATCAACTCTGCCGAAACTGGAGAAGCATTGACATTGACTGTTGTAGTGACGGGCATGCCATTACGGTAAGTCAAGTCTGATTGATTCTCCATATCAACGAACTTTGCAACAAAGAAAAGCTTCTCGATATTGTCTTCATCGGTCTTTATCTTGGTCTCAAAATCACAGAGTTTCCACTCACCATTAGGCTGACTGTTCTTAATTGTCTTCAAGAATCCGCCGAGTGCTGCATTTACAACATTAGCCCAGGTCGGCTCTGTTACGTTTCCCTGAAGGTTGTGGAGGCTCCATGAGCAATCGCCAATACGTGTACGGTGAGATGAGTAGTCCTTCATCTTAGATGATGAAACTTTCTGCTCGGAGCATACCTCGTTCATTATACGCAATAGAATGCTTGTTTGATTGATGTATGCGACCTTTTGGTTCGTGGTATCGGCTTTGTTGCGAGACCCAAAAGGATTCTTTGTTTTTTCTGCTTCTTCGAAAAGACTCATTACTTTCTCCTATTACTTTCTTGAACGATTTGTTTTTTTGCTTTGTACTCTAAGATTATTTTTAGAGTTATTTTTTGGATTTCTATCTTTGTGGTCAACGTCTTTACCGTCACCCTTTTTAACACGCCCAAGCATTTCCATAATTCTTCGCGCTCTATTGCGTCCGGCTCTACGTTTTTTTTGCTTAGGTTTGCTGTGGTATTCCCGGTATTCCTTTTTGTAGTCGCGAGCCATTTAGATATCCTAATCTTCTAAAAGAGATTCTTCTTTTTCCTTAACGTCTACAAGCTCATCGAGTTGTTCCGTGAGTAGATTCATAGAATCCATCTCAGGAACATCATTCATTTGAACTACCTTCAGATCTTCATCTGGAGCGTCCTGCTTGCCATCATGATCATACGCACTTGAAGTTGTATCGTCCATAGCTACGATGCCGCGTGCAAACGCATACCGCAGCCCAGTCTTAAGTGCCATCTCTATTGGCCACTGACCCCAGGGAGATTGGTTCTTGTTTCGCTTATAGGCATCCGAGTTGGCTCGTCTTTTCTCGATGTCCGCCTTACGAATGACGACAAAGTCTTTGGTGCCATCTTTATAGTGAGCAACAACATACACGGCAGTGAGCGTGTCCCATGACTGCTGTGCGCTAAGGTCTGGCACGTGCTCCAAGCTGGGCTCTGTTCCTTCAATCACATGGAAGCTGTCACTCTCAAACACGGCCTTGGTTCGCAGCCTTACTCCGTTCCGGGCAGCCAGCTTAGCGAATCCTCTGTGTGATACTTGCCACTGTAGGCTCTTGCCCCTGGGAAGCAGGTAGACGTCTGGTAGTGGGCCCCCAGGCATAAGCCCAGTCATCGCTGATAGCGCTACCGCTTGAGCTACTGATACGGGATCACAGCTATAGAGCCGGTCATTTGTTTGCGCTGCCTGACGGAAGGCGAGCGCAACTCTGCCTGCTGCTTTTGATCCCGCCTCTGTTCCTGCCATAGCCTGAAGGAAGTCGGACGCCTTAGATTCCACAACGTTTCTAAACTGATGTGCTGGGTGTAGTGCATTGCTCATTTCTCTTCTCCTGTGTAGTTAAACCTGAATGTTCGTGTTGTATCGCCTTCGATTAAATACCTCTTGGCGAGTTCTGGGTGATCAGCCTCAAAAGATGACCGATCAAATCTAGACCGTGGCTTACTCTGTGACCATGTAGCCACACCAGCGATGCCGTAAGCGGTCCCTATCTGCTCTTTAATTTGATTTTCTATGTGTCTTTTTTCTTCGCTTATCTGAGCTAGCTGCCCCTTTAGGCCCTTTAGGGTGACTGCCAACTCGATATGATCTTCAGATGGCTCAATGAATGTCTTGGACTCTTGCTTGAACATCTTCGCTAACGACTGAGAGCAACCTGTGGACCCATCAACATCAGGAGGGGTGCCTTTGCGTATGTGCTTGTCGTACCAATCTCGAACGTAGTCCATAATCTTAGACTCTAAGTCTTTGTCTCGATAGATATGAAACGACCTGTACTCATCTGATAGCGTAGCGAAGGCTGCAAGGTCGCACCGATCATCATTAGTAACAGCCATCTGCCACACGCATTGGGCAGCATAGTATGGCGGTACACTATTGCTTCCTGATAGGCCCCACTTGTGATCAAACTTGCGAGTTGATTTTATCTCCAGCAGCCATTTTTCTTTATCGGACGTGACGAAGAAGTCTGGTCGAGCATGCATCCACTCTTCTGGCCCGATGATTGGGGCGGCTTCGTACTCTGGTCCCTTTTTGATATCAACCTTGTTGAGGTGAGCATAGTGGGCGCCGATCGCTGGCTCCAAGATATGTCCTCTTGCAGTGGCTGAAGTGGACCAACCTTTCGTTAGCCCATGCATTCTTGCCCAAACATCCCAGGGGCTACTCCATGGAGACATCCCGAGGATTGCTCCGACGCTGCTGCTGCCTATCGTAGGCAAGTCTTTGTTCATTTTTTCTCCCATTTTCCCAGTATGATTGGATAGTATCACGGTGTGATGGTTATAACATCACTTTTATCGGACAAATTCTGACTGGACATTGCATGAATATTAGAAACTATCGAGAGTCTCAGCCTTCCTACAACAGCAGATTTGCTTTTTGCAAATGGATCAATCAGCCTCTGTCTGGAATGGATCTAAGCATTTCCGTCCCCTACTTGAGGGATTTGGAGTCAGGCCGGTCGATACCTTCTTTGAGGTTAGCGATTGCTGTTGAAGACATCACAAACAGTCAGGTGACCGTTCGTGACTGGGTCGGTCTTTCTCTGCGGTGATGATCAGGCTTCTGCTGGCTCAACGTTCTTTATTGCATGCATCATGCCAACAAAGGTTTGCGCTATCTCGAACTCTATGCTCAGTATGCGATGAAGCTCTTGAGGCGTCTTAGCCTTGCAGATAAGCTCATCATCTTGGTCATAGATGATCCACCCGTCTTTTGACTCGGTCAATGACCATCCAACAGGAAGTCTTTTTACTACGTCAATCATTTTAATGACATCCGATTTGCGTGTAGAGTCGATTTCTTTTTCTAGCCATTCCGCGCATTGATCCAATATCATCGACGCAATCAATAACGATCGGAGTTTGTTTTTCAGGGTGCGGGCGCATGACTCTTCCGATCCTTTGCTGTATTCGACCCATAGCCTTTGTCGGAGTTGTAAGCACAACCGTGTCGAGAGACGGTAGGTCAAGCCCTTCATCAGCAACCGTGGTCGCACAAACGACCTGAATCTGTCTTTGATCAGCACGCTCTAATACCTCTGCTCTTTGTTTTTTAGTCATCTTACCCACAAGCGGCTCGGCCACGATGTCGTATGCGCTAATCTCTTCAGCCAGCTTAATACAGTGGTTCACTCGATCTGAAAGAACAAGCACCTGCCTGTTGTTCCGGCATGCCTGAACTACTCGCTCGATGATTTTGCTATTGCGTTCCTCATCGGTCGTCATCAGCGTAATGAGCTTGGACCAATCGACTCTGTGAAGAGGACCCATGAAGTCTGTAAAAAACCATTCAATACGAGGAGGTACAACATGTCCAGAGCTTGCGAGTTGAGCATTGGTGATCTCATACACGGCCTTGCCAAAGTGCCACCACAGGATCGATGTAAGACCATCTGACCTATTCGGTGTTGCCGTCAGGCCGAGTCGGTATCTTGCTGGCATGCAGAACATGACTGAACAAAACGTATGTGCTGGAACGTGGTGTGCTTCATCAACGATACAAAGTCCGAACTGCTGCCCGAAAGCGTACCGCTCCGTAAATGACATTCGTTCGAGAGTCTGGAAAGTTGCGACCACAACCCGCCCCGTGTCATCCTTCTTACCTGCGCCATATTGAGACGCCTCTGTAGACAACATAGATCGACACCTGTTCATCCACTGCACTGCCAAGTCATTAGTGTGAACTAAGATCAAACACTTTGTATTGTAAACCGTTACCGCAGTTAATCCAATAGCGGTCTTCCCTGCTCCACAGGGTGCAATGATTACACCTTCTCCGCCGCTGTTGACCCATTCGTCCAGTGCGTCTTGTTGGTAGTCTCTCAGGCTGAATCCATTAGCTAAGTCGATCTTATCAGCGTCAGGCTTTGTCCTCACGTCGGAGACAGGTCCGAGATCCATTTGGGCTGCTGCCTTCCTGGGAATAGCGAGGCCGCCTCCCCAAGGGTGATCGAATGGGATTCGATGACAGGCATTGATGTACTTGTCCGGTAGCGCAATGTACTTCCCGCGCTCTCTCATGCCGATAGCCATCTTGTATTCTGGATTTAGTATCTTGAATCTACTTAAAATATCATCTTGATTATTGTTTCCAGGCTCGAGGAACATTCCTCCGCCCATTGCTACTCTTCCTCTACTCATCATGCTTCCTTACTTTTCATCGTTAGTATTTCACTTTTAGCCCAAACGTATTTTCTTTTTCCCTGTACG